GGGTTTGGTTAGGAATCTTCAAGTAGCGGAAACGCATTGTGCGGATCGTGTTGATGAAGTAATTCCAGTCCTTAATCTGCTCGGTCTTTGTTTCAGGAGGTCCTGCGTAATACAGCGCCTTCTCCCCTTGAGCAGTAATACCACGAACTACAAACGCCGATGCCCTGAAGCGTTCATCTGGTTGCTCCAGTGGTTTAAAGTTCTTCATCCATTTACCGGCGGTAAACAAATCAAAACGCATGACGGTTTCGTCAGTCCAAGTTTGGTTGATCTCTACTGTTTGCAGTAGCTTATCAATCTGCTTCATGTAGTTCAGCAGAACCTTGTCATAGAAGTCCCAAATGTTATTTGTGTCTTCCATCACCGGACGAATATCACGTGGTTGGAAACCACCGTTAATCGAGAACTTAGCCGTCTTCTTTAAAGTGATCTCTTCCTTGAAAGGTTTAGAGTTAGCTTTACCAGCCATATCCATCAACATCTCAAGACGATCTACTAATCGGTCAGCACCAGATTGAATAACCTTAGCGTAACCGAATAGATCACTTTGGAATCGTCGTAGATTAACTTTAACTCGATCCCATGCCTGCATGGCTGCTCGGTTAACATCCTCGTTGGAGATAACCTGAGTCAGCTCAAATTTCTCAAGCGCTAGATGTAACAACTGTGGATCACCGTTCTCAGTGAACTCCACCAATTGCTCCAGAGCTGCCATTTCTTTACCGAGGTCTTCTAGGCTTTTAGCCCGAGCATCTAAGTCTTGGAAATATTCATTAGACAAGACATTATAATCGGTGGGTAGTTGTACACTGTCGGTAGACATTGCGGTTCCTCACTAAATAGAAAGGGAGAGTTTCCTCTCCCTTTAGTTTATTGTGCTTTACCTAGTGGAAGCCATTGACCATCGTTTGACTCAGTGGACACTTTCTCAGGCACGTTACCGAACAGCATGTTCAGTGTGTACATCATGTCGTCAAAGCCGCCTTTATGAGACAGCCATTTTGCGATGAACAGTTCAGCCTGGGTAGGTACTTCCAGTTTCTGCGTCAAGAGATAGATTTCACGACGCCCTTCAACCGATTCGTTAACAACCGGTACTTCGTAGGTCAGCAGGGCTGGCCAAGTATGGATGCTAAACTTACGGGTACCCGAAGCGATGAATCTAACGGTATCCAGTACGAAGGCGTAGTTCTGATCTTTCAACAGAGCGTTTGCATCCTGACGAATGAACCAGCTATATTCACCTTGGAACAGATCAAGAGCCAAATCGATGACCCGCTTACGGAAATCCCAAGTTACTGCTTGTTTAGGGAAGTTAGTGTACTCCACAAACAAAGCGTGTACTCGGGGATCACCTTGACGGATCTCGAAACGTTTACCGGCCTTGAACTGACCACCAGAGTAATCGCGATTTTGATCAAACGGTTTTACTGCGTTGGTAGCCATGGTAACTCCTTAAGCCAGACCGGCTTTCTCTTCGATCCGATGAATCTCGAATTCGTATTCGGAGATACGCTTCTCGTAGGCCTGGATCTGTTTCTGAATTACCGGGTTAGAAGGTTCACCAGCTGCGATGTCTTTGAGTTCTTGCAGTCGCAGTTGCAGACCGTAGAATTCTTCTTTGGCTTCATGGTAACGCTTAACCTGCATTTCTGCCATCAGCTTACCGAGGAACAGGAATGGGTTAATACGAGCAGAGAAGCCATCCATTTCCAGAGGGTCAGTTTTCTGTACACCCAGTTGCTGTTGAGCAATCTGGAAAGTACCCGGATCAACGATAGCATTAGATGCTTTCTGGATACGAGCTTTGAACTGCTCAGGTGGCAGACTCATGGTAACGTACAGACCAGCGAACTGATCCATGTTGGTATCAATCCATTCAGACTCAGCCGGGGACCATTTCGGTGGAGTAGCTTTACCGATAGCCATGGATTCTTGGGCAATCACGAACAGCATGTACTTACGTGCATAGCGGATGTAGAAGGCCAGGGCATCAATGAACTTAAGAACGTTAGCACGCTCGAAGGACATGTTGGTATTGGTGAACTGTACACTGAAAGCCGATTTAACATCTTTCTCGATGATGTCAAATACACCACGGATGTTAGACAGGTTGTTCAGGATCAGACCAAACGAGTTACCGTTGAAACTAACGTAACGACGGGTTACGGTGTCCATGCGCTTGGCGAGCATGGATTTCATCTCGACGGCTTGGAATGCACCACGGACATCATCGATGAACGGGGCGATGGTGTCGTCATATTCCATCTTCAGTTGGTCGATAACGTTCATGACGTTACGTCGTTCCATTACTGCGGGCAACGACTCAATAAAGGAGAGGATACTCATCGGTTAGGTCCTTAGATGTTGGTGTGCATTTGCTTGGTGAACATTTTGAAGATCTCGGTAATATCCTGACCTTTCGATTTCTCAGCTACCTTGATTTCGTCGATACGATAGCTAGCTGCCAGATCCACACCACGGTGGAAAATGGTTACACGGTTGTAGCGTTCGTCAACCATCATCAACATGAGCAGATAAGAGTTATCGAAGAATGCTTTACGTGCACTCAGGTCATCGATCTTAGCGTACAGAGCGTTAGCCGATTTCTTCATAGTCGATGCGGATACGATAGCGATGTTCGAAGCATCAGCCAGCGATAGGCGACCAGTCTGAACAGCCTTGGCGACGTTGTTACGACGACGGTCCATGATGGTCTTATAAACGCCGGTCTTATCGGTCATCAGTGCCTTCATGTGGGCATCAATCATATCTTGACCCATTACGAAGTCTTTCCAGAATTTGATCTGGCCAGTCTTCACGAGGAAGTACCGGTGAGCCCAAGTATCGCGTCCACCAGCAGTAAAGATATGAGTGATAGTATCGGAAGGGACCACAGCCGGAATCAGTTTAATGGTAACTGGCAGTGTTGCTTTATTCCCATTAGAAGTTACGTTGACGTTGATCAGCTTACCGATAGCCAGGTTTTCAGCTTCGTAGATCTTACCGCCATCCGAGGACGACATAGACTGAAGTGGTTCTTTGTCTTGCTTCTGTGAATCTTGTTTGGCTGGTTTACCACCTGGGGTTTGAGCCGCAGGGGCAGCCATCTCCAGAGAGGCTTGGTATTTACCTTCATCATATTCAGCCAACAGGCCTTCACGGACTGGTTGTTTGAATGCTTCAAGAGATGGAATACCATTGGCATAAGTCTCAGGGGCAAAAACGGCAGAACGGAAATTCTCGATACCGATGGCACTAATACCAGAACGCTCAGGGTTCAGGGCATCGAATACTTTAAGGGTTTCGATCTTACCGACACCGAACACCATGTTAACCGCTTGCAGGTAATAGCCTGCAAAAAGGCTAACGCTCAGTTTCATCAGATCCTGAATATAAGGCTGATCGGCGATTTGTTGATCGATGATGGTTACAGGTTCAACCCGCAGCGGTTTAGAAATATCGGCCAGAGAGCTAATCTGAGACATAGACTTTGCAGCTGTCAGGACGGTGGACATAACTTCGCGGCCAACAGCACCGGCGTCACCGGCTACTACGGCGCTAGCGAGGCCGTTGTTAATTGGTAATGGCATACTCTCTCTTCCTTTAATTGACTAAGAGATTAAGAAAATGGCTTTAAATGATTTCATCAATCAGATTGTTAGGAACACGGGTTTGTCTCCACGAGATCAATCGATAAGTGATACCTTTCGTGGTTTAAACATTACAGGTAAGAACAACGCTGTCCCGCTGAATACAGAGAACCATGGTTATACATTCTTTACCCGTCCGTACCTCAACTTGTCCGAACAAAACTGCATGGTTGATCGTCGGCTACAGATGTTGCTTAACCCTAACCCATTGAGTGTCGAGCGACGTGTTCGGGCTTACCTCGATCCAGAAAGACATAAGAACAATGGACCTGATTGGTGTCCAGGGGTGGACGTGTTCAATCCATTCATCACTATTCTTTCCAACAACTTAATTAGTCTCACCGGATGGGAAGACTTTACACTCAACTTGAGTACTACGACTCCGGGTGTTTATCGTGATGCAATGTCATATGTTGACGATGTTCCGTATCAGTACGGGACCTATGATCTTCAGATGACGTGCCGTAACATTGACGGCGATCCTATAACATGGATGCTGGCAATGATGGAAATCTACATGGGCTTGAACCGTGAAGGTCGTATTATGCCTTATCCCGAGTTGGCGCTGCTGAACGAATACGATGCTAACGTTAGATGTTATCGCCTTGTGATGGATGCTACCAAAACTTACGTTCAGCGTATTGCGGCTAACGGCGCTGGCCTGTTTATGAACG